TTTGGATATGCCTTCTATGTTAAAAGATAAAATTACAAAGTATGTGTTGAAATGAAAATTATTAAATGGCTTCGTTATTCGGGTTGTAATATTATCATCAAATTAAATCCACTGCATTGGCGAATTTCTGCTGCATATAATAAAACAAATGATGTGTGGGAAACAGATGCTTTGATTATAGAATTATTGCCTATTACTATTCGATTATGGATAGATGATGGAAGCTGGTAACGTAAAGATTGAATCAGCCGACGGTTGCGAAGGCCTCTTGATCTGGTGCGGCGGTGATCGCTATGTGTTTAGAATCTATGATAAGGGACATATTAATAAATTTGTAGATTATGACTTGCGACATTCAGATATGCGTGTTAAAATTGTAGACTCAGATGCGTTCTTTTACACAGATGAGCAAGGTGCTTGTATTGATCACAGTCCAGCAACACTAGGAATTAAACAGTAATAGGCATGTTTGATATCATTACAAAAATTGTATTAAAAATATTATCAGCAATATTATCACAAAGTCCTACATTAAGAGAAATTCATTACCAAGTTTGGGATGAACACGAAACGATGTATATTGCTTTGAGTGATATTGCTCGTATGGATAAAGATGGTTTATCTGGTAAATTGGCTAAACAAATAATTGAAAAACTACCAAAAAGACACAATATATGAAACAGAAATTTATCAATGCTTATATGGATGTAGCCCAACGATTTTCTGAATTGTCCACAGCAAAACGATTACAGGTTGGTGCTATTGTGGTAAAAGATGACCGAATCATTTCTATTGGTTATAATGGAATGCCATCAGGTTGGACTAATGATTGTGAAAACTATATTCAATTATCTGACGATACCATTACCACAAAAACCAAACCTGAGGTGATTCATGCCGAAGCTAATGCCATCGCTAAGTTGGCCAAAAGTTCTGAATCTGGAGATGGTTCCATGATGTTCCTGACCCATGCCCCTTGTATTGACTGTGCTAAACAAATATATACGGCTGGTATTAAAAAGGTATATTACCGTAATTCTTATAGAGATAGTATGGGTATAGACTTTTTAGAAAAATGTAGTGTGGAAGTAGAAAAGATATAAAATATTTCACCTGGTGAAATGTTAGTTGATCCTAAATAATTGAGAAGTGTTCGATGGTTTTACCAAGGAGAAACCTAAAATGCAGCTTAGTATAGTCGGATGTCCCGACAAAAAACGCTTTAGACCGTTTGTGAAGCGTGCGGCTCTTTTTTATGCTTCGCAATTGATGACACCCAAAATGTTGGAAAACATATTTGTCCGTATTAAATTTGATCCAAAATTAGATGCTCTAGGATATGCAGGAGTCATTGATTATAATGAAAGTAATAAACCAAGAGAATTTGAAATAGAAATAAATCCAATAACAGGATCACATGATATTTTAGAAACTTTGGCTCATGAAATGGTTCATGTTAAGCAATATGCTTATGGTGAAACAAATGAATATGGTACTCGTTGGAGAGGTCAAAGAATCAAAAATTTGGACTATTATGATGAACCATGGGAAATAGAAGCTTATGGTATGTCAACTGGATTGTTTAGCAAATTTGTCATTAAAGAAAAGTTATGGGAAATTTTTGGTGACATCCGTAATCCTGATGCACCATTAAAACCAGAGCCAATTCATTGGATTCAAAATATACCACAAGAAACCATTGACAATCCTTCTATATAATGTTATAGTATTAAATATGCGGTGTGTAATAGTACGATGTGAGATACCCTCTTATATTATCTGTGCAAAGCAGACCACCGCTCCACTTTTATTATTCTAAGAAAATATATCATGGCAACTAAAGGTTCAAATCAAAAAAATCGCACTGCAAATCCTATGATGACCAAAACTGGTAAACCTCGTTTGGGTCCTTTAAATCTTGAGCAGTTAAATAAATTATTAGATTCAACACAGAAACCCAAAATTAAAGCAAAAATTAAAAACGAAATTGCAAGAAAAAGTATTTAATTATTGCCCCTTTAGTTAAATGGTATAACGCTAGATTTGTAATCTTGAATTGTTAGTTCGATTCTATCAAGGGGCACCAATGTCTGAAAAATCAAATACCAATCCTACTTGGGGAAAAATGTTAACTCCAAAAGAATTAATTGAGTTATTGGAAAGATTGGAAAAAAAGAAAAAAACCCATATTCGTTAAACATATATAATAAAGCAGTACATTTTTATAACATAAGGAGTTGAAATGAAGAAATCATTATTTGTAGTTTTAATGGCATTATCTGGTTTGGTATCTGCCGCTGATGTTGGTGTTTATGGTGGCCGATTGTTTGCAACCAGTAATCAAGACCTTAACTTAGTTGGTCTATCCGCTGGTCAAAAATTTGATAAATTTGGTATTCAAGGTACTTTTGATCGTAGCACAACACAAGCTACTACACTTAACCGTTATACCGCATCCGGCAGTTATGATGTATTTAAGTTAGGTACAGTTCAAACTAATGTTCGTGTTGGTGTTGCATATCTCGATCCACAAAGTAAAACTGCTGGTAATGGTGGTGCAGGTTTCATTGGTGCAGGCGTTGCATATCCAGTTACAAAACAAGTGAATGTAGTTGCTGATTATGCTTATCAAAAAGGTAATAATATCACCAAAAACTATAATGGTAATATTGTAACAGCTGGTCTAAAGTATTCATTTTAATTAAATGGTTACAGCGGAGTAGCTCAGAGGTAGAGCGCTGGACTCATAATCCAGAGGGCGTAGGTTCGATTCCTTCCTCCGCAACCAAAAAGGAGATTATATGACTGATGATGACAAAAAGTTTCATGAAGAACAATTAAAAAAAGTTCGAAATTTAAAAAAAGTAGGACCTAATCCCCAAATATCAAAACCAAAAAAATTTGTTCCTAAAATGACTGTGATGAGGAAAGCTGGCCGTGGTCGATAACGAATTTAAAGAAATAATCGATCCTAAAGAAATTCAGGATGCTGAAAATGAAAATGATGAATTTGAAAGAATTCAAAGAGAAGAAAAGCTAAAGAAAAATACTTTAGTCGATCCTGGGTATTAATTGATACGGCAAGTAATAAAGTTGTAAAAAGTAATATACCCAAAAGTCTATCATAAATTCGTATGGATATTTCATATTGATTTATTCCTACCCATAGCTAAAACACAAACATACTCTTTATCAAACTCTATAAGAGTCCATTCACCAGTTTCTTTGCTTTCAAAAAAAGCAATCATTGATTTGTAATTGGTCAATTCATTAGGTGAAATAAAAGTTGGATTTTGTTTTAAATGCTTTTCTAAATCTTGAAAGGCTTCTTGCGTATCAAAACAACGAACAGATTTATTTGCTTCTGTTGGAGGTTTTGCACCAAAACATATTAAAGGCATTAATACCATAACCAATAATAGTAGGCGTTTCATTTTATTTCCTTTTTGTGTAATGGTATTTATGTATATTATGGTTTACTTTTAATCAATTTTAGTATATAATGGGTTACATTTTATAAAAGGAAAAATAATGAAAATATTAGCACTAAAATTAATTACTGGAGAAGATGTTCTCGGTGAGATTGAATCGGAATCTGAAAGCGAATTCGTCATTGAAAATCCAGTTGGTATTGCTGTTGTTCGTGGTAAAGATGGCCAACCTAATATTGGTTTTTCTCCGTTCCCACTCCACGCCGAACAAAAAACGGGCGCAACGGTTGCCATCAATAAGAAAAATGTAGTATACTCATATGTTCCAGCAGAAGATTTTATTAACAATTATAATCAAATCTTTGGCTCTGGTATAATCGTTTCGAAACAACAAATCATCACAGGCTAACTTGGCAAACTTTTACACAAATGTACAAAGCTTCGGTAATAATATTCTTTACCGAGGTGTTCAAGATGGAAAAAGAATAAAACAGAGAATTGAATATTCTCCTTCTTTATATCTGCCTTCCAAAAAAATAACTAACTTCACATCACTAGAAGGTGATTATCTTGACCAGAAAGTTTTTGGTACGATTCGTGATGCAAAAGATTACATCAAGCAATTTGAAGATGTATCTAATGCACCAAAGATTTATGGCCAAACTCGTTTTGAATATGCCTTTATTGCCGATCAACATACTGGTATGGTTGATTATGACCAAGATAAAATTCTCACAGCTGTAGTCGATATTGAGGTTGGTTCTGAAAATGGATTTCCTGATCCGTATAAAGCAGAAGAACCCATCACAGCAATCTGTATTAAATATTTACATGGCCAAACCTATGTGTTTGGTTGTGGAATTTATGAAGCTCAAGGTAATGAAATTTATGTGAAATGTAAAGATGAATATTCTTTATGTAAACAATTCATGGCATTATGGACAAAAAAATGTCCTGATATTTTGACTGGTTGGAATACTAAGTTCTTTGATGAACCATATATTATCAATCGTTTTCGTAAAATTCTTGGTGAAGATGAAACTAAAAAATTATCACCTTGGAATTATATTGGTGAAAGAAAAACAATTGTCAATGGTCGTCCATTAATTGCCTATAATCTTTTGGGTGTTGAATCATTAGATTATATTGAATTGTATAAGTGGTATGCTCCTGGTGGAAAATCTCAAGAATCCTATAAATTGAATTCTATTGCCAATGTTGAATTAGGTGAAAGTAAATTAACATATGATGAATATGACAATCTTCATGCTTTATATCGTTTGAATTTTCAAAAGTTTATTGAATATAACATTAAAGACGTTGAACTAATTGTTAAACTTGAAGAAAAGTTAAAGCTAATTGAATTGGCCGTAACTTTGGCATACGATACAAAAACAAACTTTCAAGATGTGTTTGCACAAACCCGTATGTGGGATTCAATGACATATGCCTATCTTTTTGAAAAAGGCATTATTGTTCCTCCTCGTGAAGTAAAAGAAAAAGATGGAATGTTTGAAGGTGCTTATGTTAAAGAGGTACAAGTTGGTATGCACCATTATGTTGCCAGCTTTGACCTAAATTCACTTTACCCCCACCTCATGATGCAGTATTCAATTTCACCAGAAAATCTTGTGGAAAGAAGTTATATTGAAGATAGGAAACAAAAACTAATTGACGAGTTAAAATTGAGAAATCAGAAAAAAATGGTGCAAATAAATGTTTCGTAATGTAAAAGAATTAACGACCGAAGAATTACAAAAAGAACTTCAAGCTATAGAATTATTTGAACAAGAAATTGGCAAGGTCAATGTAGATAATTTATTGACTAAATCGGTTGATACTTCTTTTCTTGGTCCAATGAATTGTACCATTACACCTAACGGCCAGCTTTTTAGAACCGACTTTCAAGGTTTTTTGCCTAAGATGATGGAAGAAATGTATGAAGATAGAAGTAAGTTTAAAAAATTAATGCTTAAGGCAAAGCAAGAATACGAAAATGAAACTGATGATTCGAAAAAATATGAAATAGAAAAACGAATCGCAAAATATAATAATATACAACTAGCCAAGAAAGTTTCGTTGAACTCAGCATATGGTGCATTAGGCAGTCAGTATTTTAGGTTTTATGATTTGCGTATGGCACTTGCTGTGACATTAGCCGGCCAATTCTCGATTAGATGGATTGAGGTCAAGTTAAATCAATATATGAATAAATTATTGGGTACAGAAAATGATGATTATGTTATTGCAAGCGATACTGATTCGATCTATCTTCGCCTTGCGGGACTTGTTGGAAAAGTTTATGGTGATAGATTGGTTGATACGAACAACATCATTACATTCATGGATAAAGTTTGTAATGATAAAATTCAACCGTTTATTGATGTTTCCTATCAAGAACTTGCTGATTATGTTAAAGCTTATTCACAGAAAATGCAGATGAAGCGTGAAGCTTTATCAGATAAAGGCATTTGGACAGCAAAGAAAAGATATATTTTAAATATTTACAACAATGAGGGTGTTCAATATAAAGAACCCCAAATGAAGGTAATGGGTTTGGAGATGATTAAATCTTCCACACCATCATCAATTCGTGAGAAAATGAAAGAAGCTATCTCGATTATGATGAAAGGTACCGAACAAGACATTCATGATTTTATAAAGAATTTTAGAGAAGAATTTAAAAAGTTACCTGCTGAGGAGATATCTTTCCCTCGTGGGCTTAATGGATTGGCTAAATATAGTGATGCCGCCACTTTATATAAGTTGGGAACACCAATTCATGTTAAGGGTGCCATATTGTATAACCATTACCTTAAACAAAAGAATTTAACTAAAAAATATCCACTCATACAAGAAGGTGAAAAGATTAAGTTCACCTATCTAAAGATGCCAAATCCATTCAAGGATACAGTCATATCATATCCTACTCGATTGCCAAAAGAATTTGATTTGCAAGAATATATTGATTATGATATGCAATTTGACAAAGCATTTTTAGAACCAATTAAAGTAATTTTAGATTGTATGAAGTGGTCAACAGAAAAGGTAAGCACTTTAGAGGATTTTTTCGGATGATTTACTTAACATTTCTTGCAGCATTTCTTTTATCAGGAATTGCTGCCTATTATTCAGTCATAGGTCTTGCTCTCATATTTGCTGGAGCATTTTGGCCTGTTGTTATTATGGGTTCATCACTTGAATTTGCCAAGTTAGTTACCGCTTCTTGGTTATATCGTAATTGGAATAATGTTAATATTTTAATAAAATCTTATTTAACATTTGCAGTTTTGGTTTTAATGTTGATTACTTCTATGGGTATTTTTGGCTTTCTAGCGAAATCCCATATCGATTCCACATTAGATGCTGGATCAAATAGTGTTGAATTAAAAACATTAAATCAACAACAAAAAATTGCCGAACAAAGATTGGAATATTTACTAAAACGTGCTGGCAATCCAGAAACAGCATCAGCACAGATTGATAGACAAATTCAACAAACACAAAAAGAATTATCAACAATAAATCAAAAAAGATTACCAATTCTAAAAGAAGAAAACAAATTAGTTGCCGATGTTGGTCCCATCAAATATGTGGCAGATATCTTTTTTGGTACTGGTGATGGTGCCTTGGACAAAGCAGTTAGGATGGTAATCTTCACGATTATGCTTGTATTTGATCCATTGGCTGTGTTATTATTGATAGCTGGAAATATATCTTTAAAAGAAAAAAAAGAAGAACCTAGAGATTCTGGTATTAAAAAGTTTTTTAGTAAAGCAAAAAAGATTGCTAAAAAATTAGATAAAGATCGTATTGAAGTTGAAAAAGAAAATATTGCAGCAATGCAAGAAGATATGGCACCTAAACCACAAAAAACTAAGAGAGGATTTCCTAATAGAAAGTCCAAATTAGAACCTAAGTATGATTATGAAGCAGAATTAGCATTTCGTGAAAAGGAAAATAAATGAGTATACTTGATAAGATTAAAAAGAATAGCAGTATTAAAGAATCCGCTATTCTTTCCAAATCTAAATTCTTCACACAGAAGGATATGATTCCAACATCGGTACCTATTATCAATGTTGCGTTGAGTGGTAAATTAGATGGAGGATTAACTCCTGGTCTTACAATGTGGGCAGGTCCATCCAAACATTTTAAAACTGCATTTTCATTATTGATGGCCAAATCTTATTTGGACAAATATCCTGATGCAGCACTTTTATTCTATGATTCAGAATTTGGCACACCGCAATCCTATTTTGACTCTTTTGGTATTGATACTAATCGTGTGTTACATACTCCTCTTACTGACATTGAACAATTAAAGTTTGATATTATGCAACAATTAACTCAATTAGAGCGTGATGATAAATTGATTATTATCATTGATTCGATTGGTAATTTAGCATCCAAAAAAGAAGTTGAAGATGCTCTTGAAGGTAAATCAGTTGCTGATATGTCAAGAGCGAAACAAGTTAAATCATTATTTCGTATGGTAACACCACATCTCACAATGAAAGATGTTCCAATGATTGTGGTAAATCATACTTACAAAGAAATTGGTATGTTCCCTAAAGACATTGTAGGGGGTGGAACCGGTTCTTACTATTCTGCTGATAACATTTTTATCATTGGTCGTCAGCAAGAAAAGGAAGGCACAGAAGTTATTGGTTACAACTTCATAATCAACGTGGAGAAATCTAGATATGTTAAAGAAAAATCTAAAATTCCTGTTTCTGTTTCTTTCGATGGTGGTATTAGTCGTTGGTCAGGCTTACTTGATTTGGCACTTGATTCAGGACTTGTTGTTAAGCCATCCAATGGTTGGTACAGTAAAGTTAATCTTTCTACCGGTGAAATAGAAGATAAAAAATATCGTATCAAAGAAACTGATACAAAAGAATTTTGGATGCCAATCATCAGCAGTAAAAAGTTTCAAGATTATGTAAAAGACAAATATCAAATTGCTTCCGGTGAAATTATGCAAGGTGGTGAAGAAAATTTATTTGATGAAATTGTTACGATGAATGGAACAGAAGATGATTGAAGGAATTGATTATTGTTTTATTTACCCAAAAGACGATGCTCAAGCAGTTCATATCCGATTTTTAGATGGACCATATAAAGATACCGTATTTAAATATGGTAAAGTTAAATTTGAGGAAAAGAATGAACAGGTCTATTTACTTTTTGGTTATGATGTGTTAGAATCTACAGTAGATAAACCAAAGAAATTGGAAAAAGATGACAAGTTTAAAAATTACATTGGTGATTTACTTGTCGAATTGATGTCAAATAATATTGAGCAGGAAATAGTTGATGAAACTGGAACAAGCCATAATCAAGAACCTCATCTATAACGAGGAATATTTAAGAAAAGTATTACCATTTATTAAACCTGAATATTTTTCGGACAGAACCGAAAGAACTTTATTTAATGAAATTACATCATTCACAAACACTTACAATAATGCACCATCGATTGAAGCGATTGGCATTTCCGTCAAAGAAAAGAATAATCTTTCAGATGACGAAGTTAAAAAGTGTCAAGATTATATCCAAGAAGTTGAAAAGAATCGCACAACAGAATCCGAGATTCAATGGCTTATTGACAAGACCGAAAAGTTTTGCCAAGAGAAAGCCATATACAATGCAGTATTGGGGTCTATTTCAATTCTCGATGGCAAAGACAAAGCTAATGACAAAGGTGCGATTCCCAAGATATTATCGGACGCCTTGGCGGTAAGTTTTGATACAACAGTTGGTCATGATTATTTGGAGAACTCTGATGAACGATATGAATTCTATCACCGTAAAGAAGAAAGGATTCCTTTTGACTTGGATTACTTCAATAAGATTACTAAAGGTGGTCTTCCTGCTAAAACTCTTAATATTGCCTTGGCTGGTACTGGTGTTG